GGCGGGCAGGGGCAGGGCCAGTACAACGACTGGATCGCCAACGCCCTGCTGGTGCTGTGCGAGGAAGTCATGGCGGGCGATGACGCGGGCGGCGCAATGGCGTGGAAGCGCCGCGAGGTGTACGAGCGCCTCAAGCAGCTTGTCGACCCGCGCCAGCGCGTCATGGAGATCCGCCGCAAGGGCCTGAGCAATTACTCGTCAGAGGTCTTCGCGTCGATCCTGATGGCCACCAACCACATGAACGCCCTGCCGCTGGACGAGACTGACCGCCGCATCGCCGTGCTGGTGCAGCCGAACATCAAGTTTGATGACGTGCCCGAATTGGTGCGCCTGATCAATCCGATGCGCGCCAGCGGGCGGTACGTGCCGTGGTTCGGCGCTGGGCTGGCCGCGTACCTGAGCGGCGTGGCCGTTGACACCTCGGCCCTGCGCATCGCGCCAGAACTGGGCGATGGCCGCGCATTGATGCGTGAGAGCAACCTCAGCGATCTGGATCACATCTTGGCCGAGGTGCTGGATGACATCCCCGCCGACTTCATTGGCAACGCGGCGCTCAAGCGCCGCCTCGCCAATGCCCTGACGGCGGCGGGCGAGATCGACAGCATGCGAAACTGGTGGATGCGCGCGCAGGACATCTTGAAGCGGCCAAACGGTACGGGCTGGGCGCGCATGGGCACGCGACAAGTGACGGGCGGCAATGCCAACAAGCGAACCTTCGAGAATGTATTGTACCGAATCGATGGGGCGGGTCTGGATAAGTGGGCGATGATGACGTGGGAAGAGCGGGCCGTGGTTATGGCGCGGGCCAATGACGCCAACGATATCGCCACGCGCATCGATCGCGGCCTGCGTGACCACGGCATTCACGGCGTGACTTGACCGATTGCGGCGGGCGTGTCAGCCTGTCACCACGCTGCACTCTTGGCCTGCCGTCAAAGGGGGTGATCGTACATCTGGGAGGGTCGCACACGGGCGTGTGCGGCCCTTTCGTTTTACCGTAACACGTGCCTAATCTACGCCCCGTTTCCACATGGGCGGATGTTACGGCTGGGGCGCTAACATCGCGCCGCCAGAGGTCTTGCCGTAACATCGGTAACACGCGGTTGCGGTACATATTTGGTGCATGTTACGGCGCGTGTTACGGGGTTAAGTGCCTGATTTACATGGCTTAATCATTAGCCGTAACATCCGTAACATCAATATCTACTAACTATAGATAGGAGATATAGTATTAAATATATGTGTACTTATATGGTATACTGTATAGTTTATATGGCGGTAGGGAATCGGCGTGTTACGTGTAACGGCTGATGCGGGTGACCCCGCGTGGCGCGCGGCGGTCTCGCAGCGCGGGCGGGGCCGACAACCGTGAGATCGCCAGCATCGAGAGCGCCGCGTGGTAAACTTGCCGTGTAACGCGACCACGTGGCATGATCACGCAGCGCGTGCCGACCTGATCGTGCCACGCGCCACGTGCCACGTGCCGACTTGATCGTGCCACGCAGCACGTTCCGACTTGATCGTGCCACGTACCACGAAAACCTCTCTGCGAGGCACGCCGCCGCTCACGCGCGCGTGCGACGGCTCGATCGGTGCGTCAAGGCACAATCAACGTCTCGGTGTGCGTCCATGCACGTATCACGCAGCACGATGCACCTGATCGGTAGCATGATATCGAGGGCTGTATCGTAAGCCATTGATATCATTGACGTATGCAGCTTATCGCATATGACATAATAGGGATTATCAGAACCCGACCCGCGTTTGCGCTGTTTTTCGGTGGAGACCCCCCGCCCGTGGGGGGTTAAGGGCGGGGGCCTGCATATGCAGCCCGACACGCATCTGACAGATAGACCCCGAAAAAATTTTTTGCAACCCCGCACGGCACACCTGATACGAAAAAGGTGTCACCACCCACGCCGCTTGATTTACGCCCCGCGCCGCGCTATGTTGCACCCCGATAGACACTTGGGAGGGTGTGGCACATGGCGGATAATGGTTTGGCGGCGGTTCACCACATGCATTGGCAGCCGATGGCGACCGCGCCAAAGGATAAGCCTATTATAATCGCAGTCTGGGATCAGGATGGCCCGTACTATTACCACACGATCGGCTGGTGGGAGGATGGTTATTATGACACACCAGCCCACTGGTCGCACGAGTTGGCGGGAATAGGACGACGGGTTGAAATGTATTGGGCAGAACTGCCGCCACACCCGCCAGAGCCAGAAGACTTCGAGGTTTATGGCCATTCTTATGGGGTCGCTTGAGGGATGGCGGGCAAGGCCTTACGCAAGCGCCTCTTTGCAGAGATTGAGACGCGCGGCGGCGCGGAGTATCTGCGGGATTACATCGCCGAGGGCGGCACGGTCTTGGATTTGGCCGACGAGCTGGGCTGCAGCCGCACGTATCTGAGCCGCCACCTGAATGCAGACCCAGACTATAAGGCCGCGCTCGACGAGGCGCGACGTGAGAATGCCGACAAGTTGGCCGACGAGGCGCTGAAGATCGCGGACGCGCTGGCCGATGTCGCTGATATCACCAAGGAGGATATCGCCGTCGCCAAGGAGCGCATCGACGTGCGCAAGTGGCTGGCGACGGTCAACCACCCAGATCGGTATCAGCAGAACAAGAACGGGCCGACGATCACGCTGAACATCAACGCCCTGCATTTGGACGCCCTGCGCAAGGTCAGCAGGGGTGGCGACGACGCAAAACTTATCGGGGGGACAGACGAGTGAGCAGTAACGTGACAGAGTTTCCATACCCGCAGGAGCTGACCACGGTCGAGGCCGCCCTGCGCGAGGCCAGCGAGAGCGGCCTGACGGACGTGGTGATCCTAGGGTTTACGGGCGAAGGCCATAAGATGTACATCCGCAGCAGCGGCGGCGTGACAAATTCCGACACCCTGTTCATGCTGGAACACGCGCGCATGGCCGTACTGGGGCTGGGGATATACGCCGAGGATGCGGGCAGATGAGCGCCGACAACCCATTCGTGGCGATGATCGCGCGCTACGCGTCCGATGAGAATGGCCCCGTGCTGTTCGTGCGCGAGATCTTGGGGGCAACCCCAGAGCAGTACCAAGAGGATCTGCTGCGCGCCGTGGGCCGCGGCGAGCGCAAGATCAGCGTGCGGTCGGGCCACGGCACGGGCAAGTCGACGACGCTGAGCTGGGCCATGATCTGGTTTGTACTGTTCCGCTTCCCCTGCAAGGTGGTGGTGACCGCGCCGACCACGGCCCAGCTCTACGACGCGCTGTTTGCCGAGATGAAGCGGTGGCTGAACGAGCTGCCAGAGGCGCTGCAGGTTCTGCTGGAAACCAAAACTGACCGCGTGGAGCTGGTGGCCGCGCCGAGCGAGGCGTTTATCTCGGCGCGGACGAGCCGCGCGGAGCAGCCAGAGGCGCTGGCGGGCGTCCACAGCGACCACGTGTTGCTGGTGGTGGACGAGGCGAGCGGCGTGCCTGAGCAGGTGTTCGAGGCGGCGTCTGGCTCGATGTCGGGCCACAGCGCGATCACGATCTTGGCGGGCAACCCGACGCGGACGAGCGGCACGTTCTACGAGACGCACAACCGCCTGTCGAATAGCTGGTACACGCTGCACTGGTCGTGCATCGACAGCCCACGCGTGAGCGAGGCGTTTGTCGAGGAGATGAAGCTGCGCTACGGCGAGGACAGCAACGCGTACCGCATCCGCGTGCTGGGCGAGTTTGCGCAGGGCGACGACGACACGATCATCCCGCTGCACTTGGCCGAGGCGGCCAAGACGCGCGACGTGCGGATGACGCCGAACACGCGGCCCATCTGGGGGCTGGACGTGGCGCGATTTGGCAGCGACCGCACGGCGCTGTGCAAGCGGTACGGCTCGGTCGTGACCGAGGTGGAGACGTGGAAGGGTCTGGATCTGATGCAGACCGTCGGGCGCGTAAAGGCGCAGTTTGACGGCCTGCTGCCCAGCGAGCGGCCCAGCGAGATCTTGGTGGACGTGATCGGGCTGGGGTCTGGCGTGTACGACCGCCTGCGCGAGCTGTCACTGCCAGTGCGCGCGATCAACGTGAGCGAAGCGCCCGCATTCGGCGGCACGTACAACAACCTGCGCACCGAGCTGATCTTCCGCTTCCGCGGCTGGCTGGAGCAGCGCGGCTCGCGCCTGCCCGACGATGCGGAGCTGATTGCCGAGCTGACGTCGATCAGGTACAGCTTCGCCAGCACGGGCAAGATGAAGGCCGAGGGCAAGGACGATATGCGGCGGCGTGGGCTGAAATCGCCCGACAAGGCCGACGCGGTGTTCCTGACATTTGCGGGGGACGCGGCCACGTCGCTCGGATCGCCCACGTCCAACTGGTCGAAACCAATTCGGCGAAACCTGAAGGGGATCGCCTGATGAGATAGGCTCGCCGTTGTGCCACGGCTAGAGCCTAGGCGGCGCGCGGATGTCCTCCCTGACGCGCGCCGCCACCCAGACACGGCAGGATTGATGGGCCACGCGTGATCTGCTATGGTGCGCGTAACTCACGCGGGGGATTTGACATGGGCTGGATGGATGACGCTGCAAAACTGGTAGTCGAGGCGGCGAAACCTATAGTGAAAAAGGCCGCGCGCGCGGTCAAGGAGCGCATCACGGATAGTGAGATTGAAGACATACTCGCATCTGGCGGTCTTACGCGCGGCGATCTGGCGCGCAGATACCCAGAAGTGGCTGCGCCAGTACCAGCAGTGGATGCCAAGAGTGGGAAAGCGTATCTGGCCAAGGGCGTCAGCAGAGAGGCAGAGGCCACGGCGCGCGCCCGAAAACGTATACAGGAAGACATAAAGCGCGGCGATTACGAGCAGTACTTTGATGTGGGTGCGCGCTATAACGCAAACCCAAACAATTACGACAGGCCCGATTTAACGGCTGGCATTGTACCAAAGCGGGCAGACACGACGCAAAAGTATGAGGATTTGTATCGCGGGCCTGCAAGTATGCAGCGCCTAGATGACGCCATCGGTGCAGCCATAAACGACCCCAACGCGCACGGGTTTTACAAACTTGGGCAGCTAGAGGATGAGTTTATTAGATTACTTGGCCCAACCGAGGGGCCAAAAGCGTTTCAGGAGCGCATTATGGACGCGATGGCGGCAACGACGGGCGGAGCCGACCCCACGTCAAATTTGCTGATGGCAACCTTGGGGAACTATATCAAAACGCAGCGCCTAAACCCGCCACGCGGCATTAACACGCCCCCGCCAGAGTTCCCACGCAGGGCGTATGAAATGCCGTACCCCGTCGGTGGGCGTTTTGCCAGCGGCAACATGGAAATGTTTGAGAAAATGATCGGCGTGGATGAGGCGGGCACGGGCGTCACGGCAGCCAACCCAAAAAGGTACGACTTTAGCTCTGCATTTGGCGGGTACACGGATCGGCCTGTGATTGATGAGCAGATGATGAAAGCCATTGACCCAACGTCATCTGGCGCGCCATCGTCAAACGCCTATGGTATTGCGCGGCAGGCGGTGTCGGATGCCGCAGCCAATCGCGGGTTGACAGGCATCGGCGGGCAAGAAGTGGGATGGGCTGGCATCAAGGGCGTGGGCGGCAAGCCGATGATTTCCCATATCAATGAGGCCATATATCGCACATCGCGCCTGACGGGATTAACATTACAGCAGGTAGTCGAGGGGATGGCAAAGGGTACAATACCCATCTACGGCGTGGCGGGCGCGGGCCTTATGAGTTATGGGGATGAAGCGGACGCGCAAACCCCGATGACAACCGATTAGGAACGCCGCTGATGTCGATTGGCCCGACCATTGAAAACCTGCGCAAAAAGCGCGCCGAGGAAGCCGCGCTGTTGGAGATGCTCTATGCGCTGCCAACGCCAACGGGCGGTTTTGATGTCAACACGCCCGCCGAGCGTCGGCAGTTGGCCGAATACGGGCTGCGCGGCGGCGAGCCGTACTCTGACGGGCGCATGGACTATGGCCGACAGCGGCCCGTGCAGGAAACAATTGACGTGATGCCACAACAGCCCGCAGAGTTTTATGCGCGTCAGGTGTCGCGCGATCTCTTTGGCGAGCGCGCGACAAATGATCTGTTTGGCTATCCCCAAGGCACGGGTAATCTGGTCGGTGATATTTTGGCAGGCGGCGGGATGCTGGGCGCAATCGGGGCAACAGCGCCGCTGACGGCGTGGGATGCGGGCGCGGCGGCGGCGCGGGGCGATTACGGGGACGCTGCGCTAAAGAGCGCACTTTCACTGCTTGATGGCGCTGGGTTGATACCGATTGGCCCAAGCGCGCGCGCAATGAGTAAAGCGGGTGATATCGCAACGTACCTCGATGAAGGCATGTTTAATGTTGCCGACACGCCCGCCACACGGCAATATTTCGTTGATAAGATGCGAGCAGCCCAAGCATCGCAAGGCCCGATAGGTCGGTCTGTGGACGTTTACGAACCAGATGAGTACGCGGGAACGCGGATGGCCATGACACCCGCGGGGGATGCAGGATATGTGGTAAAACCTGACGGAGAAATTGCCAGTGTTGTGAAGGCGAAAGGGTCGCCTATTAAGGGTTTTGCAGGATCAGTGTTGCGGCGGGCCGAGGAACAGGGCGGTAACTGGTTGAACGCCTTTGACACGGCTTTGACTGATTTGTATGGTAAAGGTGGATTTCAACCCGTGTCACGGTTACCATTTAGCGAAGAAATGGCTGCAGAGGGTTGGGGGCAAGAGGCGCTAGATGCGTTTATGCAGGCCAACGCAAAGTATAACGAGGGTAGGCCAGATCTAGTGTTTATGGCGCGAAACCCTGCGGCTGGTGTACCAGATCGCGCGGCACGTGGCGGGCTGGCCACTGACGACTACGATCTGGCCGTACAGGAGCTGGACAGAGAGCTGCGACGGTTAGGGTATAGACGATGACCCGCACAGATTATCTGACCCAGTACAAAAACGCATACGCGGCGAAATTTAGCCAGAAGGGCGACAATCGTGAAGAAACCAACCAAGGCATCGGCCAAAATCGCCAAGGTGATGGGCGAGTACAAGGCGGGGACGCTGCACGCGGGCGCGGATCCGAAGGGGCCAGCGAAAGCACCACTGGCTAAGAGCCGCAAGCAGGCCATCGCCATCGCCCTGTCCGAGGCGGGCAAGACCAAGAAGGGGAAGACCAAATGAAGAAGCCAACCACCAAATTCACGCCCTGCAAGGGCTGCCCCAACCCCGCAAAGTGCAAGGCGATGGGCAAGTGCATGATGAAGGGCGCAAAGAAATGAGCGACGGCCTGTACGCAAACATCGCCGCCAAGAAGGCGCGCATTAAGGCTGGATCTGGCGAGAAGATGCGCAAAGTCGGCTCGAAGGGCGCGCCCACTGCCGC